GATTGCTGCGCTGCGGCGCTTCTTACGGCTGCTGCGGCGCTCATACTCTTGTGAATTCGTCCAGATAATAACGAGAGCCATGCATAATGAAATACGCACGGCCCTGATTCGTCTGATAGATTTTGTGGCGGCCAGCCTGTTTGCGGCGCTCGCCATTATTGGTTGTGACTTCGACACACGCCTCTTCAATCGCTGTGATCTCAAGCCCGCCCCAGTTGTTGAGCGGATACACGGCGATCGCATGTTTCTCTGGAGGAAAAACGTCTCTCATAATTCAACCTCGCTTTCTTGCTGAATAGAGATTTTGTCAGCGGAATCATATCAGGACTTTCAAACACAATAAACCCGCCCAGATTATTGATAGATGCAACCAGCAGGCCATATTTTTCAATGATGAGCCAATTCAGGCTGTTCGGATTGTACCGTCGGAATGGTTTCGCATCAGGAAATCCCGCCCTCGCATCACTGAAAAACTGCGAGGTCAGCTCTTTCGTATCCAAATTTACGACACGAATCGGCGTGATGGTTCCGCTTTCCGGGTCCAGCACAACGGCGCACAATCTGTCATGCATCTGATAGATCTCTGACAAAATCATTAGAAAGTGTCCTCCTCTTCAGTTTCGCCAATGCTGACCAAAGTCTCTTTCATGCCGACACTTGGAATTACCCTGACGATTTTTGCCCCACGGATTCGCCCGACTTTCAGTTCATATTTGAGCAGTTCGAAAGTAGCTTGAGCTGCGGCCAGAATCGGAAATCGCAACACCTGTTCGTCGTTGTTCAGATGGATGATGCGGACTTGATATAACTTCTGCGACTTAGGCTCTGTCGTGTAATCTTTAGGAAGAGATCGTGCTAGGACTTTGTATTTGCCGTCGCCAGTCTTTTCGCAAAGGCGCACCGAGTAGCAATTCATATTTTCATTGGCTGTTTTCCAACCAAGAAACTCCTTATTCGCTTCTTCAAGTGTAGAATAGAATTTCTTACTGATTCTAGGACCTCTTTTAGGGCATTCTACAAGTTCGAGCTGAACCATATACTCAGGCGGGATTTTTTTGGTTTGTTGCTGTGTTGCCCTGAGTTCTTGTGCTTCGCCATCTTTTAGATTCAGAGCAAGGAGCACAGCGGTTTCAGTGCCTGGATTCGAGCTGGCGATATAGTTCTCTTCCTTGTCGATGTTTTCAAGAACACTCTGGATCTCTGCGGTGGTTTGAATGGCTTTTTTTACTCCAGAAAGATCCCCACATTTGATACAAAGATTTTGTTCCCGAAGCAAACCATCACGAGCGAGTTCAAAGACCTGTTTCACTGTCAGCACTTGGCGAATGCCTCCTTTCACCAGGCGGCTTACAGCTTGCCGCTCATAATGCCCATCACAGGGATACGCTGACCTTCGCCCTGTTCGTACACATGGGCTTCGGTTGCGTGGCGATTGTGAACTTCTCGCTTAGCGACCTCAAAGTTCTTCTCAACCTCGGCGTAACTCTTGAAGGGGTATTCCATTTCGCCCATGATGGGATCGTTCCATTTGATTACGAGGACGTATGGAGCTTCTTTGATGGCCTGTTTCATGCGCTGGGCCCCGGCGGACTGCTGTGTCTCGGCGGACTGCTCCTTGGCGACGATTTTCTCGGCCAGATTCTTCAGCTCTGCAATCACATCGGCATTCAGACGCCGCTTGGCTTCTTCAGCGCGAATCATCTCGGCGATTGCATTCACATCCGCCTTTGCTTCATCAGCCAACTTACGAGCCAGGCTTTCAGCGCGGTGACCTGCATACTGATTGGCAATCTTGTCATAGTGCCACCACTTGTCGACGGCGGCGGCGCGGGCGTATCTGAGCAGTTTCATGTTATCCATTTTGTTTTACCTCTCTTTTTTGTTTTATTAAATGGCAGCAAATGCCGCCAGATCATCGCAGATTGCCTTTGCTTGCTCCGGGGTCAGATGGTACTCTTGCACCAGCCAGTCATAATCACCGGCACGCTAGCCGCCATCATACAGAGCAGCTGCAATACTTGTCACATCGAATTCCATTTCAATCCTCCTCAGCGGCGCAGTTGCACCACAAAATATCTTCGATGATGTCATCGTCGATATCATCGGGGGTATCATTGCAATTCATAATGAGGGTCAGGTTTTGATTCACAGGCGGCACTTCACTGCCCAGCTCATAAGCATAGATCCATGTCTCGCCGCATTCGTCCTCAATCGTACAGTACAACAGGGTGCTTTCGTTGTCGTTCAAGTCAAGACCGGTAATCACATCATATCGAGTGACCATGCCAGTCAGGATGTAACGATCATTCAGACCGGGCTTTCGACCAGCGGCGCTGCTTGCAGTGGCGGCACTTGCAGTGGGAACCGGCAGGGCAAAGATTGCGGCCATCAGAAAGACAGCGGCGACTGTCACTACCATGGAACGGGCGGATTGCTTCAGCGATTTCAGAATGGATTTCATAACGATGTACCTCACGATGTATCATTTTTTTGATTCGGATTCGAACAGCGACGCTTGTTACAGCTGCATCGCTTAGTGACAGCGGCGCTTAGTGATGGCGTGCTGCCCGGCGGAAATCATGCCAGATAGACTGCGCTACGATTGCCAGAGCGACACCAACGATGATGCCGCAAGCGAAAATGAATTCAGTGCTAAAGTAATCCATAATGATTCTCCTTTTCGTTTGATACTCAAATCTGGTTTACGGTTTCGATGACATAATCATCGTAATTATTGCCGAATGTAACGTATGCGTCCGGGCTGCACTTGGACAGAGCTTCCATCAGCTCTGCAACAGTCATGCTCGTGGTTTTGTGCTCGGCGATATCAAGCAGAGCGTAACCGGCGTGGTTTTCGCCGTTGATTCTGACGAATTTCATTTTGCTAAGCTCCTTTCAATTTTTGTTTGGTTGTGGTTACGGTTACGTCTGCCCTGGTACCGTAAATCGCCCAGTATCGCTCCTTGCGGAGCAGAGAAAAGAGGTAAAAAGAAAACGCCACATTTTTGGTGTGACGAGTACGCTAATTGATTATAGAATTGTTTTCGTTTATAATACCAATAGGAGGCGATAACTTTGAAGCCAAAATTAACTTGTTCTAAGCCAAAATGTAATGAACCTGTTTTTCAAGATGGACTTTGTTATAAACATTTGTGCCGAAAAAGACGTGCCCTAAACAAGCGTGAAGGTATCTTTATCAAAACAAAATTTTCAAAGAAAGAACTTAAAAATTCAGACAAAATAGCTTGTTTGAATTCAAATCTTGGCTTAAATTCTGATTCCAAAATTGGCCCAGATGGACAATGGAATCATGGGAACAATAAATAATTACTTGCGTTTACCAGATTTAACTGGAAATTGCGGTTCAAGTGGTCTGCGGTCACTATTATCGAAACGTGAACTCATTCCGGTGCCGTCCATATATGTCTGCATAGAGCGGTTCAATTTTTTCTGCTTTCCGTTCATCTCAATGGATTCACCATAAAGAGTACAACTAAGTTCAGAATACCCATGACCACTCATGGACGATTGACGGTATTTCATTTTGAATTTTTTACGACGAATGCAGTCAGGATTGGATGCTTCTTTGTGCCAAATCTTGGAATCTTTTTTCATTTCATCACGGTCTGGGTTTACCATTTTGGTTTCCCACTTGTAAAGTTTGACACACTTGACTCGTGCTGCATCGATGATATGCGAAACGATTTCCTTGCTGGGCATATCGTCCCATCTTGTTTTCGCTGTCATATCACGATGCTTGAGTCGCATTTCTTTCGTCTGAGGGTTAAAACGCGGCTCTGCGACAAATTCATAGTGGCCAAAAGTGCCATACAATCCCATGTACGGCACTTTGCATCCGTTGTACGTCATACCCTTGCGGTTGACACACTGAATGACTATTCCGTTTTTGTCCTTGTACATCAAAGATAGCTCCTTTCTCTTCTTTCGGACTCTTAGTTCAAAGCCCCTGCGCCACGTCAAGGCGTTCCGATTGTAGGGGTGAGCGGGCATTTTCGGTTGCCATACCTTTCTCATACATACAAGGCTACGCTCATAAACTTGCATGTAAACAGGGCCATTATCATATTTTGCACTTGCCTTTTCAGCCCTTTGGTAGTGCAGGACTTAGGTGGAATGCTATGGTTTGTCCCTGCGTATACCCGCATATAATGGTATTTCCCATTATTTCATAGCATTGTGCGGACACAAGCAGTTTTACGTCATGCCCGGGACACTAGTTATTATTTTTGATTTCATACCCGGCGGGGCTCCTTTTAGCAATTAAACTTGTCTTCAATCATGTACATCCATTCTTTCGATGGACTCAGGATAAATCCTTTGATAGAAACCGGGTCAGTTCTACCGTCTGTGCCTAGCAAATAGCACTTTGGAACGCTTCGTGGAATTAAATCACTATGAAAGCAATATTCGAGGTTCCCACTGTTGAAGTGGTAGACGAGTGCTACTTCCCAGATTCTTTCTCTTTGCTCGGCAGGAAGAACAGATAGCGCGTTCATGAGCATTCCCTTAACCCATTCTCTTGACTGGAATTGCTCATATAGGTCACGGAAAGGCCCGACATCGCTTGCATCCATGTACATTCTCATCTTCAAAGTCTCTTTTTCACAGAATGACTTCTTGCCCCAGAACAGCCGCACGAATGACACGCCCATTGTGATACAAACGAACTTCGTCATAGAACGGGCCATCGTACCACTTGCTAGAAACACTTCTTTCGAAACGCTTCGTTGCATACTGTTCATCATCAGTTCTGAAAGAGCAAGTAGGAATGTCGGCATGAGTGACTACAAGCCACTCTCTCGCCATAGGCAAAATGATAGGTTCGTCGTACTCTTTGACGCCACGAACAGAGACACTTGCGCGAGTGATACCGCCGACTTTTTTGACGACAGGCTTGTTCTCAGGACGAGAGTACATGATGTACCCATCTCTCGCATTCTCGACGTACCGAATAGGCAGTCCAGCGCTCAACATCTTGAACACCGTGTCGTCATTCAGCTGGGAGAGCTTTTCGCCACTCTCCATAGTGACGTTGTACAGAGTGCGAGTGATGACCTCAACATCTGCGTCTGCAAAGTTGTGGGTCAGGTCATAGGCCATCTCATCGAGCTGATAGTAACCATGCTCACGAACACGGCCAAAGCCGATGTTCTCACGAATGACGTAAGGACAATCCATAGTGAACCTCTTTTCTGAGTGTCTACAATGCGCCACACTCTAAGGCGCTTGACTCCATTGCGGAGCTGGAAAGGGGCCGCTTATGAACGGTGCGACCCCGAAAGGGTATCCGGCTATTGCGTGTTACTGCTCAGCCTTGGCAAAGAACTTGCTCTTGCTTGCAAAGTCGTACTTGGAAGAACGTGCCTTGCCATCGAAAGAGAGGCCCTTGGAGATAGTGACAACAATCTCGTCAATCATGGCCTTGTCACCAAGACCTTTGACAGAGCCCTGTTTTGCCCGATTGGCCGCAATCTTGAGATACTTAATATCGCAGGACAGCGCAGTGCAGGCCACTGCCAGCTCTTCGGGAAGCATGGCGTTCCAGATGGCCTGGAGCTGAGCAAGGCGCTTGTTCTTGTTGACAGGGCCGATAAAGCAATCCAGCCCCATATCTTTGAGGGTTTCTTCTACCTTAGTGCTACGAGTCAGCTTGTCAGCGCCAAGCTCGCTTGCGGTCTCTTCAGAAAGCATACCATTGAACAGCATGACCAGTTTCTCATAGTGACCATCACGGCAGAGAGTTACGCTCTTGTTGGGCATAGGCTCCCCTTTGTCGTTGGTTTCGACAGCGTTCAGGGTCTGGTAATACTTCTCCAGTGCCTTGAACTTGATGAGCATCTTGGCATCTTGGGTGGACAGAGCACCGCTCTTGGGGTCAGTGGTAATCTTGATACCCATGTAGTAGGGGTTAGGAGCGTAGGAACGCCACATTTCAGAACGTTCCATGGCGCAGAACTCAGCGCACTTGTTGTCGCAAGCGGCCTTGTTGCTGTTCTCAACAGCCTTGTTGAGCGTGGTGGTGACGTTCTGAGACTGCTCAGCGGTCAGAACGGTTTTCTGCTCGTTCAGGAACTTCACCAGCTCGGGGATGGTCAGCTCGTTCAGCTTGCCAGCCTTGGCGATTGCATCGTAGTCAGCATAAACTTTCAGCATAGTTATTACCTCTTGTTTTCTCAGTTGGTGTATATCGAATACGGCGTTTTGCCGTTGGTGGTAGTTGCGTCTCCCCCGGTACTACCAAGCGCCCGGCTTTATGTAAAATGGCTACAATTGTAACCAAGTAAGGTTTCTTTCTCCTCTAGGGTTCCAAACCCATCAAACACTTATTTCTCTGGAGCTTGTTAATTGTCGCCAGCTCTGACCTTGGCGTTTTCCATGCTCTACAACAGTAGCTCTGACCTTGTTGTAACAGTTCCTATTGTGTTATTCTCGGAACCGCCTGTATTCTGTTGTCAAGGTGCACGTCTACACACACTTTCTCCCACGTTCTTGGGAATTCCCCTGTAAAGGGGCCGGATTCTCACCGGCGGCTGTAATGTTTGCCCATTGTGTAGCTACGGCGCACTAACTGCTCAGATAGGAGACCCATGTTTTGGAATGGCAAGGGATAACCACTTGACCGGAAAACCGGCACGGTATAAACCGCCCACATGGGAAAATCCAAACTTTGCAATTTTCAAGGTGCGACTACTCCCCGGGGCCTTGTTTCCGTAGCCCCTTGGAGTGACTACATAATAGCATATTAAATTTTTTGCACGAAACATCCATGCAAGGATCTCCCCTATATATAGATAAGGTATAAAAGAAAATTCCAGATTTCCAATACTCGAATACTACCTAATAGCGGAAGGTAATATTCGTTGAAAACCCGCATGATTCCTAGACTTTTCAGGCCATACCGGGGGATGTTAAAAATTGGAAAAGGGGTCGAGTTTGGGTCGTGCGTACCAGTTATTCCATCTCCCCAGCCCGTACCAAATCACCCGATTTTCGCACCTCACCCGCCCCTCACTCGCCTCCTCAACGCAACAATCATCCATCCGCATTCGCTCCTAATTCGCAGTCACCAGCATCCAAAATCACCTGTTGATCACCCATAAATCACCTGTCACATCACCTATCTGCGCACCCGTAAAACGCCCATTTTTAACCCCCGATTTCGTCTCCGGTAAATAACGTATTAGCGTTATAAAATGCTCTGCGCCAATAATGATTTTCATCCCAATTTCCACGCAGTTGTGCCTCGATCGCCGTGTAACAGCGTCCTAAAAGCACCGTAGAAACGCTTAAAATGCATTATTTTTGCACATTTTTGCTTAATTTTAATAATATTTCTGCCATTTTTACTATATTTTATTTATTATTACAACAGATTATTTTATTCCGGTATTTTGCGCAAAACTATTGCTTTTACAGCGCCATGGGTGTATAATAAGGTATAAAGAAAAGGCCCGCAGTTCTCTCCACAGCTGCGAGCTTATATTTTCAGTAATCAATCACACTTTACAATATCATTATTAAAGGAGGATCACCCGTTAATGAAGTTTTATGACACCTCCGCGCTTCTTGATTTGGGAGCTGCCGCTTTCGAACCTGCCAGTGCAACAGCCTCTAGTGCAACCACTTCTAGTGCAACAGCGCCATTTCTGATCGCCGACATGACCCTGCACGAGCTGGAAGAGATCAAGACAAGCGGCAAGAAAAGCGAAGAGATCCGCTATAAAGCCCGTACTGTAACCCGCCTGCTGGCCGAGCATCACGACGACAACACCTTTATGGTAGTGGCAGTCCCCATGTCTTCCCTGTTCTATATCCTGGATGGCAAACCGATCAGCGACAACAACGACGCGACGATCATGGCAACTGCCCGCTGGTATCTGGACGAGATGAAGCGCAATCTGGATGATGCGATCGAAGCCGGTCTCCCAGAAGCGCAGAAACAGATTCAGGCCAACATTGATTCTTTTAAATTTGTGACCAGCGACCTTAGTTGCGCCAATATTGCCAGCGGCATTCTTGAGCTGCCGATTGAGTTTACCTATCCCGATACAGCAGCAAGCTCCCGCAATGACTATACTGGCTAGACTGAAGTCACTCTTGATGAAGGCGGCGAGGAAGCCATGGCAATGGCGTACCAGACCCACGATGAAGGATATACATATCAGAATCTGTTTGACACTCCAGTGAATGGCTATCTGATTGTTCGTGATCCAGATACAGTAGACGATGATACGCCGGCAGGCAATGCGGTAGGCTGGCTACGATGGAATGGCAAGAAATATGTGCCACTCAAATACAAAAAGATCAGTAATCGTTTCACTGGCGATGTAAAACCGCTCAATGACCAACAGAAGCTCGCATTTGATATGCTGCAGAACGATGATATCACCGTTAAAATGCTGGCTGGAACATTCGGCAGCGGCAAGACAATGCTTATGGTGTCCTCTGCTATTGATATGATCGAGAAGCACAAAGTTGAGAAGCTGATCTGGATTCGCAATAACATCGAAGTCAAGAATACCAAGGAGTTGGGCGCACTACCCGGCACCCTACTAGAAAAGCTCGGCGCTGCTTCTTTTGCTGGCCCTCTGGCTGATCACTTGGGCGGCGAGGCTGGTTTGGAATACTGGATCAATAATGGGCAGGTAGAAGTAGCTCACCTTGGATTTATTCGTGGCCGCGACTACAAGAACGCAATTATTATGGTTTCAGAGGCTGAGAATCTGACCAAAGAGCATGTACAGCTGCTACTCGGCCGTGTTGGTGAGGGATCTATGCTGTGGCTTGATGGCGATCTGAAGCAGACTGACGAGGCCGTGTTCGAAAATAACAGCGGTATGCGTAAGGCAATTCAGTGTCTGGCTGGCAATCCGCACTTTGGATATGTCTATCTGAACAAGACAGAACGCAGCGAGACCGCACAACTGGCTGACCTGTTAGACTAAGGGGCGCAGCAGAATGATAAAAGTAAGAATAGACGGCTTACGACCAATGGATTACATCTCTCCTACTGGCGACTGGAACTATGAAGCGATTGACGGTTTAGCGAAAGCTTTGTATGACCGTTACAAAGAAGCGGAATTAGAACAGATAGTAGAGTTATTCAAGAAATACATAGGAGAACAAACATGACAAAAGGGTCAGCAGTATTTCATCGATAAGTTCGTAAAAGAGCGCGGCGCAAACCTGATGATACCGAAGGTCGTATGAGTAACAAAGGGTACAGTATATGACAATTGATAAAGTGATGAACAATCTCTATGATGCTCTAAGCAAACATCAAGATACTATCTGGTTCGATTATCAAGGATTCCGCTGGGAGCTTGGTCATGACTTATCTTTTCATCCACGACATATACTTCATTCAGGAAATTGCTCTGAAGATCGACGTGCAGCTCAATACAGTTGTCCAATCCCATACTATCCAGAATCAGAAAACGAATGTATATGCGAGAGCTTATTATGACAGACAGAATAAATAGTTTGATTAACACATATAGAGCCTTAGCAAATGCAGCTGGCGCTAGACTCCATAAAAAAAGGAACCAACTCAGGACGTTGATATATGGAGCGCAATATCATAACTCAAAAACAGTTTTTGAAGGAGAAGAAATAATGCGCGTTTTATTCGTAAGGCCATCGATCTATGACACAGTGTGCGACTGGTATGAACGCATGAATACTGTGCAAAAGCATCGAAAGGAGACCGCAATCTGTAAATCACCCGAAGATTTTTGGGATATATTCAATAAAGATAAATTCGGTGCACAATACACGACATTCTATTTTGACGATAGACTGACACTGACAGATACTTTTGAATTTTTCAAAGAGATCGCACGGCTGTATGGTGAAGAGGATGCGAAATATATTTCAGAGAATAAAATGCGGCGGATCACCATGAACTATTTGATGAACAACAATCAGTTTGACTTGTTCCAGCAGTTCTCCATCACACCCGAATGTCTGGACGATGTAATCCATGATGCTTTGGCTGATCAACAGTGCGAATGTGTGTGCAGACCGCTATTGTAAGGAGGGTGAAATATGGAAAGAATATTAGCGCCACGAGGCGGTGGACGTACATATGCGATATGTGAATACGCTGTCAAGAACAATTGCAATATCTTGGTGCCGATGGGCGGGACAGCTATATTATGTGCACAGGACTATATCAAGGAAATCGCAAGGAATCTTGATATTCAATATTAGGGATATAGGGTTGATCATCAATGTCTTATAGTGGATTTACAAAGCAGAGAGCGTGGAGAATATGCTATCCATATACTGACGGCGACTCGCCCTCCTGACAACTACAATGGATTACGCTTTGAATACAAACCACTTGTTGTTGATGATATCGACCGATGTTTTAAACTCATGTGTTTTCCGAATGTACAAATCGATGCCTGTTCTCTGATGACATATGATCCGAGCGAGGTTGCGTTTACACCGCCAACTGCGCCTCAAGAAGTGCAGCGGGATGAATGCGTGTGTAACAGCTTGGTATAACAGAGGTACCCGCAATGAACAAATTTGATGCGCTACATGATGATCGCACGCTGCGATGGTGTAAGTACAGATATCCAGATGATATCAACAGTGGCGAGTTTACTTTTGACTGCACGAAGGATGGATTCACATGGACTCTGCCAAGTGATAAACCACTGCGAACCACAAATGAAATCGTATCTTACATTGACGCAAATGGTAACCAGTGTAAAGTTCAAGCTGAAGTAAAATACTATGGAATGGGACACGATCCGCTGTGGACGATTGCAATTCCTAATGTTGTCGAGGCAGAAAACGAATGCGTTTGTGAATCACTATTATGAGGCACGATATGAACAATCAATTATTGATACCTGACGATAAGATATACATATATCCATCGGATTGGAAGCAACCTGTGCGAATTCATTTTGAAAATGGATCGACTATCGACACTGTAAATTATAGCGATTCACATCATACTATTCAATTCGATAAATAGGTTGATTATAACACCATAGTTACTGATGAAACTTTACAAAGGTTTATCAAAGACTATGTATCGAAAAATTTCCCAAAAGAAGAATACAGTGTATCTATTCACAATGAATGTTACTGTGAGAGTCTATTATGAAAAAATATATCAGTGAAGAAGTACAACAACAAGCAGCCCTACAATTACATATCGAAATTGAAAATGATTGTAAAATAGAATTTGATAATTTTAGATTTCAAATAGACGAAGACGATATGACGGTTTGCCGCTATGGAGAACCAGATGAAACGTTTGTAGTTAAAAGGAAAGTAAGACTTTTCTTATTAAATAACGGATTTGAATTCGAAATTGCTGGGCCTTATGCTGAACAGATGTACAGACGATATCTTAAACTGATAAATGGAGATATCAATACAAATAGTGAATATTATTGTGAAAGTCTATTGTAAAGGAGATGAAAATATTGGATGAACAAGAGCTAACTGTAAGAGTTGAAGAAATAGATAATCATTTATTTTCTATGCACGATACAGTGAACCATGCGATCGCCAAAGTCAATGAAGCAAATAATCTGTCGCATTTTGCAGTAGAACGTATAGATACTATAAGAGCAACAACAACTTCGTATCAAACTGCGATTGATCAATTACAAGCTCGGATCGCAGAACTTGAACATAAAATCGATTTACTGACAGGGCCATGTATTTGTGAGCCGCTGCTATAAGGAGGAACTATATGAAAGAAAACGACTTTTCAAAACAGGATATTTATAATATTGGATTTGCCGTAGCTGATGCTGTGCGCGATTATGATGTAACTTACGAGGATATCCTTGACGCGATTCAGGTATATGCAGAATAGCAGGAACTGATCGGCAATGCATCGCTTTATGATACGTTGTGGATGGAAGATGGTACGCCTATGTCCCCTTCTTTGACACGATATTTATTCCATGAGATGTACTGCCCAGATGATTATGGTTATGATGAGGAGGACGGCGACGATGAGTGATCGCAAGCGTGATAAGGTATCTAAGAGCAGCTATATGCGTAACGCCCGCAAGCAGCGTATGATCGAGAATCAGTTTTTGCAGGAAGTTGAAAAGGCTCAGGAAAGCGGCGAACGCCAGCGGCAATCAGAGCGGCGAAAGCGGCGCACAATGTGGGACGACGACGAAGACTAAGGAGGTACGCAGTAGTATGGACAAAGAGCCTAAGAAGCCGGGCGGAGAGAACGATACAGAGCGAGACGATATTCAGGAGATCCGTGTTAACTCTATTCCGCTGATGGTACTTATCGCTGGTGTTTTAAGTTCCGTTGACTTTGTTGATTGGATGTTTACTATCGCAGAAATGCTTGTTGTATTCGTGCTTACATATCAGATTCTAGGGCGTGTGCTCTTTACTGCCCTAGTGGTTACGCCCATTTTGGTTGTGTTTATCAGTAAGTGTCTGGCGGCCTACGATGAGATCATGTATGGCGATGATGATATGGGTGGCAGCGATGGCGAAGATGACGGCGATGACCACTTTAACGACCACTGGAATAATTTGATTCATTGAGGAGTGATATAAATAATGCGGTTTATTGATTTAACAGGAAAGAAATTTGGCAAATTAACTGTTTTGAATCAAGAGCAGGATTATATTCAGGCAAATGGAAGACATCGTTCCAGATAGAAGTGTGTTTGTGAATGCGGAAATGAATGTATTGTTGATGGCGATGCATTAAGAACGGGAAATACAAAAAGCTGTGGCTGCTCAAAGCACAAAAAGTGGGCCAAGGATCTTACTGGTCAACATTTTGGAAAACTAACTGTGCTTGGGCGTTCTTCGAAATATCTTAATCAAAAAGTATATTGGCACTGTAAATGCGATTGCGGTAACGAAGTAGATGTCATAGGTGCGCTATTAACTAGTGGTAGATCAAAATCCTGTGGATGTTCTCACATAACTCAGGGCGGATTTGGAAAATCGAGACTTTATGAAGTATGGTTTGCGATGATGTCACGTTGTACAAAAACAGAAAACAAGGCATATCAAGATTATGGCGGACGTGGTATCAAAGTTTGTGATGAATGGAAAGATTTTCTGAAATTCAAAGAATGGGCTGATAAAACAGGTTATGATGAAAACGCGCCAAGAGGACAATATACCATCGATCGCATTGATAACAACGGCAACTATTGCCCAGAAAATTGTCAATGGAAAACAATGTTAGAGCAGGCCAACAACAAAAGAAACACCCGAATGATTGAGTACAATGGTGAAAAGAAATCAATTTTAGAGTGGTCGAAATCAACAGGGTTATCAACTGGTTTAATCAAAAGCCGTTATGACAGAGGTTGGACATCAGAAGAAATATTTACAATTCCATTTGGTCATAAAAGGAGTGAAATAAGTGATCAGTCCTAAAAGTTATACAGTGCGAAAATATCCGCTAAGCTTATTTATTAAATAGAATTATAAGGTTCCAGCAGAGGTCGCAAACGATCCTCAATATCAGGTGTTGCAATCTGATACAATGCTCTTGCGTCAAATTAGAATTGTATCAAATAATTACGATGACTATAATCCGTTTATTGTTTTTATTGATGCAACTGGCGCACAAAGCAAACCAAAGGTTGTCCGTCATTTAATTGAACATGGAGCGAAAATTGGCAAGTATCACTTTTCATTTGGTGATCGTAGTGCCTCTATGATCCGTCAGTTTATCTTCTCAATGGTTGAATCTCATATTTGGCCAGAAGTAGACAAGCGAATCAGTATGGATTTAAGCTTCAAAGATGCGCCCACTGTACTTAGTAAATATTATGCCTATCGTGGTCTTGTGCTTTCCAGCTGTCATTGTATTGCATTGAGGGAGTGGTTTCCAAAGATTGTTGTAGTGCCCGACACATTCGCAACTATTCCGAATCAAAAAATAAAATATGTTCGTGATGAAGAGGTCGAATTTGTTGACCAAAAAACAGGTGCAAAACGAACATGGAAGCAAAAAGCAATTGCAAAAAAAGAAGCCGATATTGAAATCAATATGTTCGATGGATGCGGTATCGCACATCCTGCCCTAATGCGTGAAGTTGAGCGGCGGATTGGAACAAGTGAGCAGATCAATAGTATGGTGTTTCGTATGCCATACTTTAAGGGTGTCTTTAATGAAATGGATTACGTCTCATTTTATGAGGAGCGTGGGGTCACTGAAATTACAGACATTTGGGGCATCAAGCATTCTGTAACCCGTGATGCTGAACCCATGTTTATTGCATGCGAAAGTATGTATAAAGGGTATAAGTATTTCAAAAAAGACGGTACTGTCAATGATTGGAACCGTTATAAAGAACTTGCATTGAAATACGACCACGCCCTCGGAATTGCAAAATGGAATTATCAAGCAGATAAAGAAAATCTGGTCAGTTTAGGGAACTATCAGCTTATCCAGGACTTACAGGATGTTCCATTTGATGAGTTCAAGCATCTGGCTGATAGATCTGTTGACTGGTACGAGAAAATCGTCAATGGTGATCCTATTTATACATATTGCTTTTTAGGGGCTTTAGCTGACAATACAGAACCATTAAATCATTATATTGCAGCCATTATGCGGAATCCTGAGATGACGCATGAACCAAGTGTAAAAGATTATTTCCATAGTCTGCTTGATAAATATCGCAATGGATTCAAATGCGGGAAATTGTTCTTTGACGCAACATTCAAGTTTTTACTTCCAGACCAAATTGCATTGATGGAGGCTATCGCGGGACTTCCAATAAAAGGTTGTTTGAAAGCAAATGAATTTTATAGCTTCGATCGGCAAGGTGTTATTTTGGGAGAACGAGCATTAGGTCGTAACCCTCATATATGCCATCAAGAACACGTTAAGCTAAAAGGCATTGATAATGAACTAACGCAAAAATATTGTAGCCACCTTGTCAACTGCTGTATGATCAATGTGTTTTCGATTACTCCACAACGCTTGTCGGGGGCCGACTACGATGGGGACCTAACTCTATTGTCAAACGAGCCAATTATTATCAATACTATTCCAGACGATGGATATGTCACTATTGATATCGAAGATAAAGTAACAAGTCTTGCTCAAGTTGATAATCTTGAAAACAAACTTGCTTGTACTCTTCGTGGCCTTAAAAGTATGATTGGTGAGATTAGCAATATGGCTTCTGTATACCACAATCGTGTTGCGCGAACAGAGGAAACAAAGCAACTTTACGAAAGCTATGTTGACTTGCTTTCTGTGGCAAACGGGAAAGCTGTGGATTTTGCAAAAACCGGTGTGCTCTACCCTATTCCTCGGCAGATTAGTAAGTGGGCGAAAGCAAGTGGAATGCCGTACTTTTTCAAATATAACGGTCCTTACTACGCACGTTTACATAATCTCAGCAAGGCACATAGCAACATGAACCTGCTTTGCATGAGTCTGGAGCGTTGGGAGCGCGGTGTGCGGTGGCGTAAAGAGCCCGCAGGCAGTTTTGATTGGCATATTATGTACGATCCAGAGGTCTCCTATGATCAGGCAGTCTTTGATGAGATCGAAGCCATTTTCTTGGACTTCAACAAATGCCGCAAAGAGCAACTTGAGTTCGAAAAGAAATGTCGCAATTGGCAATTATATCATAAAGAGATCGAAGGTCGTATCACCAAAGAAGAGGCCAAAACATATGAGACGAACTGGCAGGCGATCTACAATGTCTACCGTAACAAGTGCAAGCTGGTGTGTCCTGATGTGAGAGAGCTGGCGAATATTCTTGTAGTGCTTTGCTATGAGAAGTATCCCAATAAATTCAAGAAGTTCTTGTGGCACATGGCCGGCGCTGGTGTGGTCGAAAATATCAAGCCGGTTCCTGTTCAGCTGCCAGTTCACGACCCAAACGGCGATTACGAATATCTTGGCCAGCGATATAGTTTGGCTGAACCGAAAATCTATGAGGCAAGAGTAAAATAACAAAGGAGTTTATCATGTTTAATCTATTCAAAAAGAAGAAAACGCAACAGGAAGAACCACCACAGCAAATGGAGTGCCCCAAGTGTGGAGGGACAATGACGCTGACAAATGGACTGACATATAAATTCCACTGCAGGGGGCAGGAACTTGAAGCTTCAAATGTTACAGCCATGAAATGCGCGAATTGCGACGAGATGATGTTCAGCTGGGACGAGGCTCAACGTATCCAAAAATTCGCTCATAAATCTGTGGGCTGGGAGGATAAATCAGAATGAAGAGGGCTTTTGTTATATTGATTTCCATCTGTTTGATAGGAGGTTTGTTGACTGGCTGCGGTACAAAAGAAGATCAATATGGTAATTGGGCTGACAATCATAGTGATGATTTTTATCATATTTTAAATACTTCTATCGTGTATGCTAAGGATACAAAAGTTATGTATTATTATATCAATGGTGGTGCAGGAGCAAGTTATATGTCTCCATACTATAACGAACATGGACAGCTTTGTCGTTATGTCGATGGTAAAATTATACCAATTGAGTAAGGAGGTTAAATGGCTTATACGACATTTTATTGTAATGAGAATATGCTGCTTGATCATTGGCAGGACTATCACGAGTCAAATCTGATGTTGCGAAACCTGCTGAAGCGAACCTCCCTCTCCCCTATTGAATGCGCCACGATTTATTATGAACGAATGAAAAATCCTGAGTCTGTCAGCTATGACCGCAGCCACTTGATTCAGACGTTCAGCAGAGGCCGTAAAAATAACGCGCCAATACTTGACGTACATCAAGTTGTGCTTTATCAGAAAGATCTGGGTTATATTACAGAGGCGCGCCGAAAGTATCATATCAATTACGCACAATTACGTGTTCTGTTTGGGGTGATATTCTTCTGCAGACTGTACGGAAGTGACACCTTTGCCTTGGACACCGAGTTTAAGATGAAACGTTTTGGTGGCTGCTTTGAAGAGCAGACAGAGATCATGTATTGCGCTGGGAAGAACTAGGACGACGGCTATAATACAGTGCGAGGCATGAAAGAGATCTCTGACGACTATCACTTGCTGAACAGAACCGGCACTGATGACATTGGATGCTTATACCAGTACCCAAATTTTGCCCTTGATAAGAATGACATAATTGCGTACACGTTCAATGTGACGTTTGAAAACAATCGGCTGAATCTAAGCGCCATAGTGCGAGAGCTGTTTGACCCGAAAGAATGTTATTGCATCGTGTGTGGCGAACAGTATCACTCAGAAAAGCCAAATGCCAGCAGATATTGCAAAGGATGTGCGGCAAAAAAAGAACAAGTACGTCTGGCGAAAAAGAATGCAAATCGAAACAAACGACCGAAATGAACTTTAAGTTCTTAATATATGAAAGGGTGTTGTATATTTCCCTTTCGATTATAAATTACAAAGGAGATTTATTATAATGGTTGAAATTACTAAGCGTGAGGCAGAGTATCTGCGTAAGGTTATTCCTGGTGTCCATATCACCCGTACTGTTCATCACTGGTATGCGGAGGAAATCAAATCTGTGCTGACTCAGCTGCCTGGAAATCCCGAGGCAGAAGAGGCGCTGCGCGAACTGAACCGTACCCAGCGTACCAACACCAATTTTGAGATCTGAGGTGGCGCATGGACGAATTTAAGAAAGCGGACGGCGAGACCTTTGATGAATATATGATGCGAATCGGTGAGGCATGCAGTGAACGTAAGCTGACCTAGGATCAGGCAGCAGAACTGCTGAATGAAGCGACCGGCTCAGACTATGGTGAATGCAGATACCGTAAGACCTATAAGTCGTGGAAAGCTGGTTATGACTACGCTATTGATCACGCCAACGAAGAAACGATCCAGGACGAACTGCAGCGACTGAAGATTGAAAAGATCAAATTACAAGATGAACGCAATGCAGCAAACAAGGTGTATCGCGATGTTGCCCGTGCCGAATCCATCAAGGAATTGATTCTGAAGAACGTTGCTCCGTATAACCCTGATAATTTTCTGAATGTTGTGCAGTACGAAGACAGCGGTCACGATGTGATTGTGTGTTTGTCTGATTTACATGTTGGCGCTGGTATTGATTCTGCGTGGAATAAGTTCAACAAGGATATCCTAAAGGCTCGGCTTGAGAGTTATGCTGCACAGGTGTTCAATATCGTAGCGCGACATGCAGCCGAAAAGATTCATGTGTTGCTGTTGGGTGACCTGATCAATGGGCATATCCATGTTAATACCCGCGTGCAGAACAATGAAAACAGTATTGAGCAGGTTATGACGGCTGCAGAGCTGGTAAGTAATTTTGTTGCTACACTGTACGAGGTATGCCAGCATATTGACGTATATTCTGTGAGCGGCAATCATTCACGGGTGTTCCCCAGTAAAGAGGAACAGGTGGCAGGCGATGAACTTGAGGCACTGATCCCGTTCTATATGAAGGCACGGTTACAAAATCTGGCTGGCATTGATGTCAAGACAGAAAAACTCGATCCGACTTTTGGTGGCTTTAAGGCCAGAAATAGTCTTGTGATGTACGCACATGGAGATAAAGACTCCCCTGCTAATGTCGTTGAGCACCTGACATTGATGGTGAAGCAGCCAATCGACATGGTGTTCCTTGGTCACCGTCACACAAACGGCATGACAACGGTGCATGGCACAAAGGTTATTGAGAGCGGCTGCGTTTGTGGCAGCGATTCCTACGCAATTGGACTGCGCAAGAATGATGTGCCGCAACAGGCGGTGGCTGTAATCGATGATAGTGGCCTTGAATGTCTGTATGATGTCAAGCTGGAGAAGACAGCAAAGATAGTAATTTAATAGAGATTTTGATGCCCTGGGCTACGGCCTGGGGCATTTTTATATGTCGCAGGTGACAGCGCCGGTGTGCTGACCAGCCTCATAAGCTGTGTTTGGATGCGTTCGACTCGCATACCTGTACCCACAAAAATAAATTAAAAAGGAGGGTTTCAAATTAGAGATGGAAGAAAAATATCACAAAGATTTAGGAGGCGATTACTTCTACTGCTATTCCAGACGGACAGCGCTGTTTGTTCGCGCTATGGGAATTTTTTACGAAGAGATTGGAGAGCACCCGGTAACTGGCTCTGTATATACAAAATTCCGCAAGACGAAAAAACTGAATGAAGTTTTAAAACTATAGGATCAAATCAAATATCGCTTCGATGATATGATGGATGATGGAACGGTGGTGATTGGCTATGGCCAGAGTTGCCGCAGATAAGAAACAGCCCCGTATCAAGGTTCCACAGTCTTGGAGCGGCGGCAAATGTATGTGTTGCGGAAAGATCTATGACGTGCGTAAGGGAAATTTCTCAAAAACACAAAGCCAATGGTTTATAGGCAACGATGGATATCTCCCCTGGTGCAACGAGTGCCGCGAACGCATGTTTGAATTCTACGCCAAGAAATACAATGACGAGGACGAAGCAATCGACCGTCTGGCTATGATGTTTGATACCTATGTCGATGATAAGTTACTGGAGGCTTCTGAGCATTCTACCGCATCTGCTTTGAAGATCAACACTTACATGGGACGGCTTAATATGCGCCAGCACGCTGGTAAATCCTATGATGATGTGATCGATCAGAAGAAAAAGGACGCACTTGCTGCAGGTGATACCAAGGGAACAAAGGTTACTCAGAGAATGATCAATAATTGGGGACGTGGTTTGGATGATCAGGATTATCTATTCCTTGAAGACCACTACCAGAACCTTATTACACGCCATGAATGCAAGACAGCCGCACAAGAGATTCTGTTTAAGCGCATCGCAAAGGCAGAGCTTAACTGCGAAAAGGCTGATGCGACTGGTGACACCAAAAAGATCAAGGAAGCAAACGATAACCTACAAAACCTGATGGGTTCTGCCCAAATCAAGCCGAACCAGACGAACGATAACGCATTGGCTGAGACGAATACTTTTGGCACGCTGATTCAGAAATAGGAAGAGGAAGAGCCGATTCCAGAACCGTCGCCCGAGTGGCAGGACGTTGATGGTATCGGTAAGTATTTTAGAGTATGGGTGCTGGGTACGTTGCTTAAGATGTTCAACTTGAAGAACCCATATCAAGACGAATTTGACGAAGAGTTTGAACGATATACTGCTCATAAACCAGAGACAAATGAGGACGATGCCACAGATACTAGCCTCCGCGAAACTATTTTCGGTATTGGCGAAGGCGGTGGTTCCGTGTGAGTAAAGAGAAATTAACAGATAAGGAAGTAGCGAATACAAAATCAGAAAAGATAATGAATGCAGTTGCTCTGAGGGCGAGTTTCTATAGGGCGAATCCACAGAGGTTTGCAAAAGATTACTTAAACCTGACATTGAAGCCATTTCAAGAGCTACTATTGTTTTTAATGGTGAGATGTACCGGCTTCTGCTTCATTGCCGCTCGCGGTCAATTATAAAATTGCAAGTAGGTTTTGCGGGATAGACACCCGCCCACCTTCATTTATATTGTATGGAGGTGTTTTATATGGGAAAGAAATTATTCAATAAAGAGCAAGAAAATTATATTATTCAAAATTATTTGCATTTATCAGACGAAGAATTAGCGAACGAACTACACGTTAAGCCATCACAAATACACGGGTGGTTGAGTTATAAAAAAATGTATAGATCAACTCGCATTAGATTTTCAGAGTTTGACAAAAAATATATCACAGAGCATTATCTAACAGATTCGTATAAGGATATTGGAAATGTTCTAGGATATACTGCCCGACAAATTCAAGGTTGGGTAAATAACAATTTCAAAGGAAAAGTTAAAATTCGAGATTTTAATAGTGATTATTTTAAGAATATTGATTGTTCAGCAAAAGCATATTGGCTTGGATTTCTATATGCTGACGGTTAGGTCGTTTATGATGAAGCTCGCAGAAGTTACGAATGCAGCATTCAATTACAATCAGGAGATATCGCTGCATTACATGACTTAAATAACCGTCTTGGTGGAATTCATCATATAGAATTTAAGCATAGAGAGCAACAAATCTTAGACAATCCAGAGATCTCTATAACTGATTCGTATGTTCTAAGAATTTTTTCAAAAGAACTTGTATCAGATTTGATTAAACATAATGTTATCCCAAATAAAACACAAAGCTCTATATATCCGGTAGTTAGCAAAGATTTATTCTTTGATTTTCTACGAGGATATATAGACGGTGACGGTTGTATCTATTATAACGTCAAAAAGAATGCAGTAGCAGTTCATATTACAGGTGCTCACGAAGAGGTTTTCAAATATTTACAAACAGTTCTTCGTGATGACTATAACATTTCGTCTGGTGTCTATAATAAGACAGATAGAAAATATCGCATTATGATTACAGGCGAGAACGCTATGAAACTTTTAGACCTTATTTATAAAGATGCAGCTACCCCGAAGTTAGAGCGAAAATACAATAAATATCTTACAATTAAGGCCGCCATTTCAGAATATGAAATGAAAAAATCGGGCAATATCGGTGAAGGCTTAACTGCTAATACCGAGATAAGCGAGGAGATTGCGTAAGGCTTCTCGCCATCGTAGAGCGTAGTGGGTGAATAAATATAATCCCACCAAGAGTGTCCGACACGAAAATGTACGCCAATCTGGGGCTGAATAGACAGTCCGATGAAAATGAAGGAAACTTCCAGAACAGTAGATAAAAAACTACTGGTTAATAACTAATTGCTAGGCAAATCTTTTCTAACCGCAGTTTTCTGTGTGATTACATGTATTCTATGGCCTGGTTCCAAGGTTTGTATTGCCTGTAAGGTAAGAAGCCAATCTATCAGTATTTTGGATGAAAAGATAATGAAGGAGATCTACCCTAATAGTCCCCTTCTACGATCTGAAATCAAAAAGGTCGATATCAACAATCAAAAAGCAGAGATTATATTTAGGAACGGCAGCTATATCAAAGTTGTCACTGCAACAGATAGCAGTCGTGGTAGTCGAGCTACACTTCTTATCTGTGATGAATATAGATTACTCTCTAAAGATGTTATCGATTTGATCTTGAAGAAGTTCCTGAATATTGTTCGTCATCCTGGATATTTGGACAAGCCACAATATGCACATCTTGCAGAGCGAAACAAAGAATTCTATCTAAGTTCTGCTTGGTTCCAAAACCATTGGAGCTATGAAAAATGTCAGGACTACTTCGTAAATATGATCGACTTTAATAAAAAATATTTCTGCGTATCCTTCCCGTATCAGATGTCAATCAAGAGCGGCTTGCTGTTGAAGGAGGCTGTAGAGGACGAAATGAGTGAATCCAGTTTTTCTGATTTGACGTTTGCAATGGAGAATGAATGCAAGTGGCTTGGTGCTACTGAGGGTGGATTATTCCAATTTGATGACATCAACAAAACGCGCGTCATTGAAAAAGCATTTTACGCACCGAATCTTTTACTTAATCAAACTGCTATGGATGTACCAAAGAAGAAAAATGGCGAAGTTCGAATTCTTACTGCTGATATAGCATTGATGAGTAGCCGCAAAAACGACAACGACGCAACCAGTATCTTCTTGAACTGTATGCTGCCAAATAAATCAGGGCGCTATACCAGCAACTTTGTCTATTCAGAGAACGTTGAGGGTATGAGTGCGCAAGACCAAGCACTAAAACTGCGACGGTATTTCGATTACTTCAACTGTGATTATATCGGGGTTGACTGTAGAGGCGTTGGATTGCCTCTGGTTGACTTGCTGATGCGTGATATGTATGACCCAGAAACAGGCGAAACATATCCTGCGATCAGCTGCTGTAACAATCAAGAAATCGCATCTCGCTGTGCTGACAAAAATGCTCGCAAGGTCATCTAGGCCATTATGGGCAGCTCCCAGTTTAATAGCGATGTTGCTATTGGATTGCGCAGCGGTTTCCAGCAAGGACGTATTCATCTGCTTCAGAGTGAGTATGGATGTGAAGACCAGCTGCGCAAACTCTATAAAGGCTATAATAAAATGTCGCCTACTGAACGAGCCGCGTTGCAAATGCCCTATATCAATACCGGGCTTGCTGTAAACGAACTCGTGAACCTGGGCTACGAAACTGTGAATAACGTTATTAAAGTCAAGGAGAAATCCGGCTGCCGTAAAGACCGCTACTCTTCCCTGTCTTACAACTATTACATTGCGCAGCAGGTTGAACGAAGCATGGAGAAGAAGAATAAAAAGCCAACTTCGCTCACGTTTAACTTTAGAGCGCCTGTATTAAAGAAGGGAGGACTGTAATGGCTGAAGATAAAATGCAGAAAAAGGTCCGCGTAACAAATGCCAAAGATGGCAAGACATCTTATGTAACATATCAGGATCTTGTCAATGGCGTTTATGCGAACCTGTCACATATCGGTATTCGCAATCTGGCATCGAGTACCGACACAAATCCGACATATACAAAATATACCAAGGATCAGATCGTTACCTATCTTGGCAACCCCGCCAACTATGAGAAGCAGCTGCGAAATATGAGTAAATATCTATTCAATATTTCAAACTACTACCGCCGACTGATTCAATATTTTGCGAATATGTCTACATACTCTTATACGATCTCTCCGTATGGACTTGATCGTTCTAAGACAATTAACGCCAACAAGTTTAAGAAGGCATATTATTCTGCTGTGACCGCAGTTGAGTTGATGAATATCCCACATGAAGCCACAAAGATACTGACAATTGCATTTCGCGATGATGTTTACTATGGCTATGCGTGGGAGACAAATGATAGTTTTGCCTTCCAAAATCTTAATGCTGACTATTGTAAAATAAGCAGCATTGAAGACGGCGTTTATAATTTTGCTTTTGATTTTTCTTATTTTGATTCTAACAAAGACAAGCTGCCCAACTATCCGCCAGAGTTTGAGACGATGTATAACCAATATAAGGCTGACTCGCAGAACTACAAGTGGCAGGAGTTGGATAGTTCCAAATCCATCTGCATTAAAGTAAACGAGCACGATTATATTCCCATTCCCCCGTTTGTGAGTTTGTTTAGTGCGCTTGCCGATATTGAAGATTACCGCGCCATCAGTAAAAACGCAAGTGAAACCAATAACTATAAAGCACTAGCGATGGAGATCCCCGTGAATGACGCTGACGGCTCTTTCCTGATTGACTATGATACAGCAAGAGAGTTCTATGACATGATGAGTAATGTACTGCCGCCGAATATTGGCGCAATTCTTACTCCCATGAAAATCAGCAGCTGGAACTTTGAAAAGAGCGGCGTGAACAGTGACTCTAAAGAGGTCGCAAATGCTGAGGCCACATTCTTTACAGATGCTGGCGTAAATAAGATTCTGTTCGGCGGTGGCGAAGATCCTTCTGCTACTACCCTGCAGCTGTGTACTGTGAATGACCAAGAGATCGTGTTTGCAGTGATGCGACAGTTGGAGCGCTGGATCAATCGCAAGCTGAAGAGCGTTTCCGGTTCTTATAAGTTCCGCCTGAACTTCCTACCAGTCACTCATTATAACGTAACTGAGATGCATGAAAGATATCTCAAGGATGCTACTTATGGTATGCCGACTCGAACCGCCGCTCTTGCAACTACTGGTTATGCGGGCAGCGATTATGAGAATATGACTTATCTTGAAAATGAAATTCTGGAACTTAGTGCTGGTGAAACACCGCTTAAGAGCTCCAATACTCAGTCCGGTTCCGTCGGGGATGAAGGTGGTCGCCCAACAAACGCAAGTAAGGGCGAGGGCTTGTCTGATGCTGGCAATGTAAGCGCCGATAGACAGGAGGCATAAGATGAGTCAGGAGATTTATGAAGTTATCGTACACGGAGCGCACTCCGCCGGGATGGCAAAGTTCCTGACCGACCGTGGCGCTCTGATGCTACGAATAGACCCAACAAACAAGTATGTTTTTGTATACGATTCTGTGTTTGAAAATGCTCTGGCTGAGTTGCAGGTTGCGATTCGCCAGGGCTTTTATTTTGCTGACGAGGAGGTGAAAACAGAATGAATCAACGATATCCGGTTTCTTTTATTAAGAAGGGCGAATACGAATCTTCTGATTTTCGCTTCATTGATGTCAGCATTGATGTAATGCACACTGGAGCAAACCTCAATAAGACAAGTTTCACAAAAGACGCGATCAACAAAGCAGTACCGACAATCCGTAATACGCCGATCTTGGGCTATGTTGTAGATGAACTTGACGAGGAAGACAAGGATTTTAAAGGACATGAACATGAACTGCGAATCACCGACAAAGACGTGAAGTACGTCTATGCTGGTCAAGCTTATGGCGTTATTCCTGAATCTTGTAATCCTCGCTGGATCGTTAAGGATGACGGCACCGGTATTGAACGGGAGTATTTGCGTGTTGATGGTTTGATTTAGACAAAGTTTAGTGATCCTGTAGATATTTTTACCCGCGATGGTACGAAGAATCACAGTGTTGAGCTAACCGATATGGCTTGTGGCCCCGCAGATAAGAACGGCAACGTTCCTGTGGGGTCTTTTAAATTTGACGGTTGCTGCATTCTGTCTACGACTGATCCGAGTATCAAGCCCGCTATGACAGGCAGCTGCGTTACTGCCAATTTTTCTGTTGAGGATATTACCGCTCAGATCCGCGACCGGCTCTATGAGTATCAAGCAATTCAACAGAACTATACTGCGCAAAATGATAATCCATCCGATGAGGAGAAAGGAGATACAACGCCAATGAATGAAAATGAAAAGAATCCTGCTATGACTGAAAATGCCGTGGCAGAAGGCGCTGTGGAGAATCCTAAGATTGAGACTCCCGCTGCAGAGAATACTGCGACAAAGACCGAATCTGAGGCTGCTCCTGCCGAAAACGCCACACCTGAAGAAGGTGCAGAAAATGCAACAACTGAGGTTCCTGCTGAGAATACTGCGCCAGCCGAAGAGGGAGAGCCCGTTGCATCAAGCGAATTTACTCTGACCACTGAGCAACTGCTGAATGAAATCAGCGGCGCTCTGGGCGCATACAAGATCCAGTCTTCTTGGGACCCTGAGAATATGGTTCCCCGCTACTGGATGAATGATGTCCAGGGCGATGAGGTGATCGTGATTGATTGCACCACTTACAATCTGATGGGTATTCCATACTCTATGAACGGCGACAATGTTGTTCTGGATGTGGAGAACGCCAAGCGTAAGAAGGTGACTTTTGAAGACTGGGACGAGGGCGAGGTCCTGCCCGGCATGAATGCAGCTTTTACTGAGATCACCAATAAGGTTGTCGAGATGAATGCTAAAATCTCTGACCTGACAAAAGAGTTTACTGAAGCATCTGAGACTATTGCCGAGATGAAGCCGAAGCTGGAGGCATACGAAAAGGCCGAAGCTGACGCAAAAGCCGCTAAGATGGAAGCAAAGCGCAACGCTCTGTTTGCCACCTTTGACGAGAAGCTTGGCGCAGATGCTGAGTATATCGCACTGAAGGAGAACAAGGAGATCAGCTATTCCGACCTGGAGACCAAGTGTTACGCGCTGGTTGGCCGTAAGAGTGCTGAGTTTTCTTATGTTCCCAATAAAAACAACAAAAAAACTGTCCGCTTTGGCGTGGGTGGCACCCAGAACGGTTCAGATGTCGCGTATGGTGGTCTGATCGAACACTATCTCGGCAATAAGTAATTTACCAAAAATTAGGAGGTACATAATTATGGCTAATAATAAGCATGCTGTTGTGCGCATTGACAAGCTGGGTGGCACCCTGGATGGTGCTCAGCTGGAGAGTGCTATTTTCTACAAGGAGTCCGATGCTGCTGAGATCGATAATGCTCAGCTGGTTGTTCTGGGCGAGAAGCTGGGTCGCGAGGTTTACAAGGCTACCGCTCCCACCGCAACTTCTACCGTTGCCGACCTGTATCTGACCGCTGGCGTTGAGTTGTTCTATGATCAGACTGTGGCGCACTATCTGCCCGAGTGGGTCAATGAGGCTGGTAAGCCCGTGCGCGTTTACGCTCTGAATGTTTCCAAGGGTGGCTTCTCTGCTACTGCCGAGGCATTTAACGGCACTCCTGCAAAGGGCAAGTATGTCGGTTTTGCTGCAGATGACACCAAGATCCAGATTCAGGAAGCTGCTGATGACAAGACCTTTGGCTGTATTGACTTCGTTGAGACTGTTGGTTTTGGCGATGGTCGCTATACCTACTACATGATCACCCTGAAGTGATTCCGAAGTTTTAAGAAATCAACATAAAGCCGTCCGTTTAAAGCGGGCGGCCATTTTTATTATAGGAGGTTTATACCATGGCTATTGATTCTAATCTGGTCAAGCTGGCTCTCGATGGCTACAAGGGCCACGTTGCTGGTGATTATTCTGTGAACGACACCCAGGAGGCTCTGCGTAAGGCTCTGGTTGAGGCAAATGGCGGTTCCACTAAGCTGGACATTAAAGCTCTGCGTGACGGCAGCTGCTCCAAGGTGTTTGCTATTGTTGAGGAGCTGGTCAATGTTATTTCTGAGGAAGGTCTGAAGGGCGACGAGTTCTTTATGAACATGGTCGAGGATCGCAACCTGGCTCTGGGTGACACTCCTAAGTTCCACATCGAGCGCGAGTGCCTGTTTGCTGTTGCCGATATCGCCGAGGGTACTCAGGGCGTGCGCCGTCAGCGTCTGGAAGCTGGTACTGACATTACCGTCAATACTCAGCTGCACGCTATCAAGATCTACGAGGAGCTGAACCGTGTTCTGGCTGGCCGTATCGACTTTAACAAGTTTGTTGATATCGTTTCCAAGTCTTTCACCAAGGATGAGCTGGATTCTGCATACGCTGCATTCGTTGGCATGTTCAGCAAGCTGAATGCTCCCTACATTGAGACCGGCTCTTTTGACGAGGACAAGCTGCTGGATCTGATCGAGCACGTTGAGGCTTCTACTGGCGAGACCGCTGTGATTGTTGGCACCCGTAAGGCTCTGCGTCAGATCAAGACTGCAGTTGTGTCTGATTCCGCCAAGGAAGATATGTACGCAATGGGTCACTTTGGCCGCTTCAATGGTACTGAGCTGATTGCTGTGAAGCAGCGGCACGCTACCGGCACCACCGATTTCATCCTGGATGACAAGACCCTGTACGTGTTTGCTGGCGACACCAAGCCCATTAAGCGCGTTACCGAGGGTGATGTTACTATGCTGATGGGCACCCCGATGAACAACGCCGATATGAGCCAGGAGTTCCTGATGATGAAGCGCACCGGCATTGCCATTGTGTTTGACCGTGACTTCGGCGCATACAAGATGGCCTGATCGATAATTTGAGTTGAATGGCGGTGGGGCAACAGCCCTGCCGCTTCTTTTATTAAATAGGAGGAACGAATGGCAAGACGTACAACTAAGACTACAGCCGCGAAAGCTACTGCTCCCGTAGCGACCGAGCCCGTAGTCGAAATTACAAACGAGACCATGGTGGAGTGCCGCAATGGCACAGCTGGTAATTTGATCTATAAGTCCACCTTGAATCCCGGCTATACCGTTGAGTGGGAGGCTTTTGGCGATGTTCAGGAAATGGAGTATCGCGAGCTGGTTTCTATGCGCGGTAATCAGCGCCGGTTCTTTGAGGAAAATTGGATTTTGATCGATGATCCCGCCATTATCAAGAAGCTTGGCGTTGAGCGCTATTACAAAAATAGTCTGACCACCGACAACTTCAATGACGTGTTTACAATGCCCGCCGATGAGATTAAGAAGATCGTCCCGACACTGCCGGGCGGCACCAAGGATGCGATTGCATCTGAGGCTAAGAAAAAGATCGAAACCGGTGAGCTGGACAGCCGCAGTGCGATTAAGGCACTGGAGGACACCCTGTCTGTTGAGTTGGAAGACACAATTTGATGTAAAGGAGGCGGGTCATGGCAACCACTTTTGAAAGTATCTATGCCCGCTGTCGTGGGCGCATTCGAGATTATGATAAGGAAGGATATACTGACGAGATGTTTGCAGACGCAGAAAACGACCTGCTTCAGGCCGCCATTGATGATTTTGCGGACATTTGTGTGCAAGACCTGACTGACTATGATGATGAGCTGCAGCAGTTCAATGTTACTCTGACCCGCAAGGAACAGAGTATTCTGGCGTTAAGCATGATTGTGCATTGGCTGGAGCCGTATGTTTATAACTCTGACGCTTTGAAGAACGCTATGAGCACCAAGGACTTTTCTTTCTTCTCCCCTGCTAAGCTCCTGGAGCAGATGAAAGACCTTTTGGCGCAGTCGCAGCGTAAATTGACTGCTGAGATGAACTTGTATTCCTTTAAGTCAAACAGTGTTTCTGAATGGACACAGTAAGGCGGTGGGATATGACAAGATCTCAATATAGAGCTATGCTGAAACAGGATGGAGAGACGCAGCGCGACAGGGTGATCAATAAGGCACTCCACGATACGCGCTTTTTAGCACCAGTCAATCCTTCTTATAAAGAAGTGACGATAGACGACGTACCCCGCTGGGTGAATATTATATCGTCTACTGTTACAAACCAGAAAATATTCCGCACCAGACCTGGTGAGGATTTTGAGATCGGCAGCATTATGTACTGGGGTAAGAGCCACTGGCTGATTACCGAACGTGATGCAGATGATGAGATCACCGTGCGCGGCCGCATTCAGATCTGCCAGAAACAGATCGTGTGGCAGGACGACAAGACAAAAAAGATCGTATCTCTGTGGGCAACTGTGGAAAAACCGTATTACTCCAACCTGAGTGAGAACAAGGTGATGAGTTATTCAACTCGTGAATTCCGTATTCAAACTCCGTTCGACGAGTATTCTGCCCGTCTGAACATTGGAAAGCGGCTGATGTTGGAGATCGTCAATGGAGAACCAAAGACCTATCGAATCACGTCGATTGACCAGATGACTGGCCGAATTGACTATGATAATGACCAGATCGGGTTCCTCTCGTTTAACGTTGAACAGGATCTTTACAACGCAGAAACAGACAATGTAGAGAAAATGATCTGCAATTATGTGCCTGAAGATGCTTCCGATAACGTGGAAATCACCTATCCTGACGATAACATCGTAGACGACAGAGTGCTTTCGATAGAGTTTACAGGTGAACCATCCATCCCAACTGGTGGTTTTGGAAAACTGTTTACTGCAAAAATCGATGGCGAAGTATATGACAATGCAGAATGGACGCTTACCGGCGATTGTACTCCTGCGGGAGTATGTTTCAAAGGCGGTAATACGATTACGACCGGTGCAAAATGCAAGATCACTTGTGTGGATGATTCTAAGTTGATTGGACAAGTCGTGGTACTAACGGTTAAAGCAGCCGGCCTTACCGAAAAGATCGAATTGGAGGTGATCTGATATGAATCTCGATGAGATCGGAGTATTCAAAAATCGGGTCGTTTCCAAGTTGATCAATGACGAAAATGTCCTTGATGTCCTATTGGGCAACACAGATGATATCGACGATCCCGAAACTCTTCTGCTTGGTAAGAATGGGTCGGGTGAAGGTGGATGCGTGTTTAAGTATGAATATGTTCCAGATACACAGGAAAACTCAAAAACATTTTTGTGTGTTGAGGTTGTGCCAGAACAAACCAGCGGTGATTCTATTACGATGATGACTATTTACGTGTTTGCATATTGCAGTAAAAACCTTATGCAGACATATCACCGGAAAGGACAAGCTGGGACACGCATTGATATTTTGGTCAGTGACATTGATAAGCTTCTGAATGGAAACAAAGAATTTGGAATTGGACCGCTTGAATGGGCTGGAAGCAGCATCTATAAGCCGGCGCAGTGCTATTACGGACGAATGCTTGTTTATCAGGTTGGCTCTTTTAGGAGGGCTCGCTGATGAGAAAAATTTCGTATCTTGATCATCTGAGCCCATATGGCGTGCAGCTAAAAAATGTTGGGCGAATCCACTCCCCTTTTTTGAAAGATATTTTGAAGATAGGTTATACCCAGTATCAATACGCGCTGACCTTATTTTTATATACCCCAGAAAAATACTACCATGATGCGGCAACTATGATGAAAATGCCAGACATCTGGGAGCAAATGACAAGCGAACAAAAAGCAAATATTACGATGTTTGATATTCTTACATCGACAGACGAATCCAGAGCCGAACTGATCTCGGCCCTGGGTCTTTTTGTTTCTGGGGAATTGGAGTGGGACGAGCAGTATCGAGCAATTTTTATCAACAAAGAAAATAGCGGCAAAAAAGGATTCTCCGTTGGTGGCTATATCGACAGAAACAACTATTCGACCGTAACAAAGATTTGCTTACAGATGGTTGATATCGATGAAAGCGACATCCCTGAAGAAGCTCCAAAATTCAAGACTGAAAAAGATCGCTTGTTTTATGAGAAGTTCCAAAAGAAGAAGAAAAAGTTCAAACAAACAAAAAAGGCAGATCCGAATTTCGAGCTGCCGAACATGATTTCTCTCTTATGCACTTTTCATCCAAGTTTGAATTATTCAAACATCTTTGAGCTGACAGTTGGACAGATACGAGATACGTTCTCCCAACTATTACGCGCAAAACAACTAAACATCGCTGAAATGAATTACTCCGTTTGGGGCGGGAAATATGACCCCTCGAAATGGATAGAGCGAATTGACAAAGAAAACGAAACTATAGGAGGATAACAATTATGGCTAACAAGAATGCAAATTTCGCCAACCGCGAGGTCGCCGATCTGATGCTGGTCGACTACTCCACCAAGAAGCTGTTCCTGAATGTTGACTGGGCTAACGTCACTTCTACCTCTTTTGAGGGTGACCGCGTGTTCGCAACCGGCGGCCAGGGCGCACCTAACCGCGTGCAGTTTGACGGCTCTCGTACCGGCACTCTGACCATTGAGGCACAGGTTTACCCCGTCAAGGTCTTCCAGATGCTGTCTGGCAACGACCTGGGCACTACCGCAAACTTCCTGAAGCGCGAGAAGGTCACTGCTACTGATACCACTAAGCTGGAGGTTTCTGCTGAGATCGCAAGCACTGCTGTTCAGGTCTTTAAGGCTGATGACGATCTGGGTACTGAGATTACTACTACTGGTGCTACTGGTAAGGAAGTTACTTGCACCGTTGAGAGCGGTGTCGAGTACATCGTGTATTACTACGCAAAGCAGGCAGCAGCTCAGGTTGTGCACCTGGATAGCCGTCACTTCCCCAAGGCTTATCGCGTCGAGGGTTCCATTCCCTACAAGACCGAGAACGACGACATCATCGAGGCACATCCCATCTGGTACAAGGCTGCTCCTCAGGCCGGCTTTGAGCTGTCTTGGCAGAACACTGGCGATCCCGTCTCTCTGACCATGACCTTCGACGTTCTGGCCGACGAGAATGGCGACATGTTCTCTTTGATCTTCCCCAACGAGGGCTAATGCATAGCATTTACACGAGGCAGAGTCTTTCGGGGCTCTGCCCCTTTTATGAGCGCACCAACAGCATGGCAACTACTGTACTGCTGGCGCGTTGATATGAGGAAACTCACAAATAAGAAGAACGCCCACACAGCGGACCAGCTCTCTAATTTGCATAGAGGCTTCAGTAAAAACTCGGACAGATGGCACCGCTTACGCCCGGCGCTGGCTTACTTTCATAGCAAACAAGACAATGGCTGTCAAATCAGCTACAAAACCAACGATTTCTCGCAGAGTCGCAAAGTTAATCTCCATAGGGTCCTCCTTTCTACCAGCAGTTGGGCTACTGGATTTTCGGGAAGCCCCTATGATAATGTCCACATGTTTAAATAAGCCCCAAAAGGGGTGTGCAGGTGTTCTTCAAGTTTGAATTTTACCACATCCAGAGAGAAAAAGGAAGTGTTACATATAAAAATCTTAGCTTTTGACCAGGCGCTTGGTAAAACAGGCGTTTGTACTTTAGATGGCGACACTGTTTATCACTCGCTGATCGACCTGAGCAAAACCAAGGATGTCTTGGAACGCTCAACAATGATGCGCCAGATGATTCAGAGCCGCATCAAGAACAATCGTCCAGACCTTGTAGTGATCGAAGATGTTGCACTACAAAGCTCGCCAAAAACATTGATCCAGCTGGCGCAACTGCAAGGAGCGATTATGGGGGTATGCGAGCTAAACAATATCCCCTATGAGATCATTAAGCCATCCGAGTGGCGAAAGATATTAGGATTTAAACAGGGTCGAGTAAAGCGTGCAGAATTAAAGCAGCAGGCCATCGACTATGTGAAAACCTATTATGGAGAAGATGTTTCGTCTGATGAAGCTGACGCGATGTGCATTGCGACCGCTGTAAAGATGGAGCTTGAAAACAATAAATTAAATCAGGAGGACTAATACTTATGGATGCAAAGAATAATCTAACTTTGGCTGAACGAATTTTGTTTGTTGACAGCGTGGTGAGCCTATCCGAGCGCAATGGCCGTTACGAGCCGGCGCTGTATGACTACGCTTTCCGAATTACGACACTGATCATGTTTACTGGTCTGGAAACCAGTGAGATGGACCAGGACCAGATGAGTGAACTGGCTTTCTCTGACGAAACGACCAAGTTGATGAACGAGACTCCGCGCAAGTATATTCTGACTACACTAAACAAGGCTTGCCGCGAAAAAATCGAGATTGCTCGCCAGCAGTATATGGCCGCATTTGAAGCCGCTGCAAAGAATCAGCCATTTGAGCAGTTGATGCAGTTGGCCGCCGAGGTACTGAGCGGCATTGGTGATCAGTTCGACATGAACAAAATGATTGAAAAAATCGCTGAAGAAAATCTGAAGAAACCGGTAGAGAAAGATAACTATAGCGTCAAAACTCCTGAAGGAATGCTCGATGGTGCTCCTTCAATTGATACGACAGAGCTTATTTCTGCAGTCGCTGAAGACAAGGAGTAAACTATGGGGAAGAAATCATTCAATACCGTTGAGGGGCTTCAGCGAGAAATTATGAAACGGGCAAATAAAGCTCTGAAAAATGAGGTTAAAGATTATGTGGAAGATAAGATGAAATCTCATGTAGAGCAAGATGTTTATGCAACCTATTCCCCTGTTGAATATGAACGTCGTGAAACCAATGGCGGATTATTGGATGATTCAAATATCAGAGATGTTGTACATGGTCGTGTTTTGACCGTGTATAATGAAACTCAAGTTGAAGGTCCTCGCCTTGCAAACCATAAAGAATATCATAATCCAGATGGACTCCCCCGCTTGCTTGAAAGTGACAACATACGAAATCCGTGGACACACAAGCGCTATAGGTGGATGAAGCCGCGTCCGTTTATGACGAATACTCAGAAAGATATCAATAAACACAATAAAGATATCGTAAATATGGTCGAGCAGCGGATCAATCACGACAATACAAAATAATCAAAAAGATGAGCAGACTTATTAAAGCCTGCTTTTTTTAGATTCGGAGATTGGTTGCTCCAGAAGGAGGAATAAAACATGGCGAGAGAACCAGAATTGAGCATCAAAGTTAAGGTTGACCCGCAAATCAATAAAGCGAAACTTGAAGAAGATGTACGGGCGCAAGTCAGCAATATAAAAAAATTACCTGCTGTCCCTATTACGCCTGATGTATCTAACTTACAGGACGAAATTAAAAAAGGATTAGGTGGACCTTATAGTGTTGATATCGAACCAAATCTTGAGAAAAACCTAACGCAACAGATTAACGACGAGATTACTGCCGCACAAAATGGCGCTCAACAAATTAAGGTCAAACTAGACGTTAAAGAATTCGGCAACGACCTTTCAAAGCAACTAAAAGAGCAGCTTCGTGGTGTAAATCGCACTCTTTCTAATTATCTAAAGGAGATGCAAACTAATCTTGCACTTGCTAATAAAGCCACATATGGACTTTTTGGTGGTGGAAATCGAGATGTAACGGTTGATAGTATTTTCAATGAAATCTCAAAAAAGGATATTAAAAAAGCGCAAACACTAAATCGACAGTTGAATGATATTTATTCCGAAATGCCGAAATTAAAAGAGACGGGCAAGATTTCAGCAGATAGTGATATAACTTCAATTGATCAAATGAGTAAGGCGCTAATCAATCTTAGCAACTCTCTTTCTTTGATGTCTAAAGCATGGGACGAAGCGGATGAATCTGTTTATAATAGCACATACAAAGATTTTGAAAAAACATATGATTCTATAAAAAATGCAATCGTTCAATTGGAAGAGTTGTATAATGCTCCTGGTGCATTAAAAAATCTTAACATCAAAGGTTCTATCTTGAAAAATTTTATTGATAATGCAAAAGGTGGCCTTGAAGATATTTCCAATCTCAGAGGTCAAGGTGGAGATTATTCTGTTTTTTCCAAGTCAGTGGAAGATTATCAAGACTTATTAGATTATGCTTCGACATTCACTCATCTTAATGATTTAATCGGACAATCAATCGATCGTTCTAAAAAAGAAATAGATGGGCTAAAAAAATCTGAGCAAGAGTCTATTGGTGCTGGCATCCCTATTGATTCATCTGTTCTCGATGAGAATACAAAGAAAATCATTCAATCTATTGGTGAAGTTAGTGCCGCAATGGATGGTTTAGAGAGTAAGTCTAAAAATTTTTCAAACAATCTTACTGTTGAAGTTGATAAACATGTTGACAATATTGAAGAGAAGGTAAAACAGCTAAAGACTCTAATTGATGTCTTACCGAATGGTCAAAAAAATACTCCCGGTGATTCCAAAGGACAAGAAGATCCTACAGATGGTACAGCCGGGACCGAAGACGGCCCATCTTCTGTTTCTATTCGTGGTAAGGTTGTCATAACTAATGCCGATGTATCTGTTGATGTCAAAGATCCAGTTCAAATTCCTGGTGTTGTCGTAGTTGATTCTGATGGCGTTCAATTTGGCAATACAGAAGAATTGCAAAAAATGTCGATTCAATTACATCTGCAAAAAAAGCATTACAAAGTGTCGTTAATAAAACTGAAAGCTATGTATCGGAAATAGCTGAACTCGGTCCAGCATTTCAGTATGTAGCGCAGGAAGTCGATAATTTAAGTCATTCACTAGAGAATCAAATTGCTGATTTTACTCGCATTTCTGAACTGACAAATAATTATATCGATAAATCAAATTCTATTAAAATCGATACCTCCACTATCGCGGTCACTGGTGAACCGGCCGCAATTGATGGTAAGGTTATTTTGAGTGCTGATGATGTTGTCGCACCCGAAACACCAGTAGATATCAAAGGCCATGTTACTCTTGAGGCCGCAGATATAACTCCTCCAAAGACCCCGGTTGAAGTTAAAGGTAAAATTGTCACAACGACTACTGATACCGAGACGAAAGGCAAAAAGAAGAAATCGCAAAACGACATTGAAAAGCAAGAGCTTATTGAGTTGAAAGGTCACATCAAACTTGAAGACAAAGATATTGAGCGACCTGATCCAATAGTGATGAATGGCAAAGTAACTGTCACAAAAGACAACATTAAGTTACCAGAAGGCGGTATTGATGTTAAGGGTAATCTGATTCTAAAAAACGCTGAAATTGCTAATGCCATTCGAGATGCATCCGAAAAAGCTTCTAACCCCAAAGATACTACTAAAACAGCTTCTACTAATAGAAAATCTTCTACATCTCGTCGTGGTTTGATTAGTGACTTAATAACAGTCAATAAAAAAATCGCTGAGACAAAGAACATACTCAACGATGTTTCTGAGGATGAGGTCGACACCATTCAAAAGCGTCTTGAAAATTTAAGAGCAAATCGTGATGAAATTGTAAAGCTGTTAAACGACACAAATACAGATAACGACAAATGGTATGTTGATCGAAAATTCCGATATGCTAACAAAGAAGTAGACTATACTCGACTGCGTCATGCAGATTCTAAGAGTGTAAAAGAAAGTCAAGAAAATATCCAAGCGGCTCAGAATGAAAGAGACAAATACAATAATGAAAAGCTTTCTGCCTATCGCACATATAGAAGTGAACAAAACACATATAAGATAAAGAAAGCACGTCTGGGTGAAGATGAGAATTCTGATGAAGCAATCGCTATAAAAAATGCAATTGATGAGTTAGAAAAAAAGAAAAATGCGGCCTTAAATTCGATGAAATTAACGATCCAGGAATACACCGATTTAATGGATCAAATGGGAAAAGAAGATGCTGAAGTCGAAGAAAAAGTCGATCGACAGATCTCCATTATAAAGGCCCATGAAAGTAATAAAAACAAAGTTGCACAAACTACTCGTGGCAAAAAGATCACTGATCAGTTGACAGAAGCACAAAAGACTTACGGTACTGTTGAAGAAGCTAATGCAGCTAATAAAACCCCTACCGCTATTCAAGAAGCTCTTCATGTACAACAGCAGCTCGTTGATGAAATTGCAAAAGCCACTGCTGGCACAGAAGAATATAACAATGCGGTTAAAGCAGCAGAAGATAATTGGAAGAATGTTATGATTGCTATAAATTCTTCTAAAAAAGCAGAAAGCGATCTTGTTTCAGCAGTTGATGTTATTCGTAAGAAATTCGCTTTACTTAAAGAAGAGGTTTCTCAGAGTTCTAATGACGAGTTAAAAGACGAGATCACAAAAATCGAAAAACAAGCCGCAGAACTTGCGTCTAAGAACCCGGCCGAATATGATAATTATGCAAGTGATCTTTTGGCTTTGAAGCAAAACACTTATTCTGTTCAAGCAAAGCATACCCTGTGGCGCAAAGGCTATAAGGGACTTGAGAAGAAGGGCAATAAAATTGCTCAAGGTGTTGAAATTGCACGACAGATGCAGCAAGATGGCACTCTTACGGATGTTGATTTTAAAAACATTGATGAACTGATTGCAAAACTCAATAAACTTCCTGCTCAAACCGATGAATACGCTAAGACTCTGGAAGAAATCATCCCCATTTGGGAAGAGATAAAGATAAAGGTTGATGCTGTAAACGATGCTGAAAATAAAGCTATAAAACAAGCTAGTGCTCGAATTGCAGGAGCATCCGCAGTGAACAAAGCTATGAACTCCAATCAGTCTTTGATTGGAAGAGTAAAAAGCAATAACGGAACAGATAAAAACTTTTATTCTCAATTAAAAGAAAAACAAGACAAGTTAAGCAGCTTACTTACTAGTGTCGAGGGAGAAACCGATCCTGTACAAGCTGCAAAAACATAGGCCACAAGTAATTTAACAAAAACAGCAGCTAGTAACATCAATTCTATCACTGATGCACTAAACGCGCTTAATAACGAATATAGTGAAGCAACACAAGAAGCCAAAAAATTTAATGCAGCCACTTCGCAGGAGCGTTCGTTTAATAAAGCGTCTACTGAAGTTGCAAATTTGAAATCAATGATCCATGATTACCTTGATGCAAATAAAAAACTTCAAGGCACAGACACAGGAAAAGGGTTTTATGAGCTATTAAATGCTTTGAATAGCAGTGATGCACCTGCACGAATTGGCGAACTAAAAAAGAGGTATGCTGAACTTCGTGCTGAGTCAAAACAACTTGGACTTGAAACAGAAACCTTAGTTGATAAGTTTGAAAAGCTTTTTGGCCAGCATCTGAGCACTATGATTACCATGGCCGCTTTGCACAAGATGCAAGACGCTTTGCGGATCGTATATCAGAATGTAGTTGAAATCGATACAGCTGTTACAGAACTGCGCAAAGTCAGTGAATACGCCGGAAAATCTCTTGAAGAGTATATGAGCCGCGCGTCTGAGCAAGCACAAAAGCTTGGTGTTTCGATTAGTGATTACGTCAATTCGACTGCTGATTGGAAGCGCCTTGGTTATTCTGATGAAGATGCCGAGAATATGGCTACCTACTCTACCCTGCTTAAAAACGTGGGAGACGGGATTGATGACGTTAACACCTCATCTTCGTATCTAATTTCGACATTGCAAGGCTTTGGTTTACTTGCTGATCAGGCAGAGGACGTTGTTAATAAAATTGACGCTGTAGCAAATACACAACCTGTTACCGCAAAAGACCTTGGTGAAATCTTGACTCGCAGTTCTGCTGCTATGTCGGCCGCTAATAATACGCTGGAAGAAACTATTGCGCTTGGTACTGCTGCAAACGCAGTTATCCAAGATGCAGACACGGTCGGTACAACTTTAAAAAGTCTTTCTATGTATCTCCGTGCTGCTAAAAGTGACGCAGAGAATGCAGGTATTGAAGTTGATGGTATGGCCAATTCTGTGTCTGAGCTCCGTAGCGAACTGAAATCTCTGACTGGCGTTGACATCATGCTGGATAGCAAAAATTTCAAGAGTACATATCAAATCATGAAAGAGCTGTCTCAAGTATGGAGTGGTCTGTCCGATGTAACGCAGGCGAACGTCACTGAAATGATTGGCGGAAAGAGAAACGCAAATGCTGTTAGTGCTATTCTAAACAATTTTAGTGTCGCTGAATCTGCAATGGAATCTGCTGCAAACAGCGCAAACGTCGCATGGGCTGAGAATGAGAAATACCTTGATTCTATTCAGGGTCGTCTTGCTCAGCTTAACGCGTCTTTCCAAGCTCTTTCTACCGATGTACTTGACTCCGGTCTTGTCAAGACTGTCGTATCTCTCGCAACTGGACTTACAAAAGCCGCAGATGCAATGATCAAATTTACTGGCGCTATTCCAATGGGCGCTGGTATCGCAACCTTTATAACTCAGCTGGGTAAACCCAAAATGACGGGTTTCACGATTGTGCCCAGCAATACTCCGGGTGGTGACACGGAACAAGCCTGCTGCGCTTATTATATTAGGTGCTGCAGTGCGAGGGAGTATTTAGTAAAACCGACGAACATGGCAGCGTAAGCTGTGGCGAGTTTGGGTAATTCTCGTCCGGGAACCGAAAGGAATCCGCAGGCAAGCTCTGCATGTGCCTACATTATTATAATAGGTACTGCCAGAGACGCTTCAGAGAGCATAATGTCGGAGTGGAACTACGTGCGTAACAACGCCGCAGGTTCACTATGGGGTGCTCCAAATCACCTACATGCGTTTAACGCTGTAGACAAAAATCACAGGCGGCCTTCTCCCCTGCCGTCAAAAGTGGAGAAAGTAAAACCATGGTATACGCCGTGGCGTTGACAGAAGTATTATTATATGATAGTATCAGGAGGAAAATATGGACGAAGAGATGCGAAAGCTCTGCGAAAGAGTTTGCATTGAATACTGTGAAAGCGGGATTATATCAGAAGATCTCTACAAAACATTTATGAAGGAACACAGCAACCTTCGTTATCCAGATATGGAAAAAGCCGACGCCTTTATGCGTGATTTCATTGATCGGTATATCAAAGAACATAATCTTTCTTGGCGATGCAACCGGTATCTTTATGGGGAAGCTTATGGATTTAAGATTTTTACTGAGATTGATGAGCTTCCAAAAAAAGTACAAATTCTTTCTGTATTTTAAAGTCATTTAATCGGAGGGGTAAAAATGTCTGACGTTATAGCTTTTACAATCAAATATGATAAAGTTGTAGATCAATTGATTTTTCCATGTGTTCTTGCACATAATGGGATTATATTAAAAGCTAACGCGTTAATCGACACTGGTGCTATGGCGAGTTATATTTCGAGTGATTTATCTATGATTTTAAATCCAGTGAAGACAGGACAAGAGACGAAAGTTATTACCACTCAGTTCGATGGTGTTTATCCTATTGTAATGGTGGAATATCTTGGTGTACCTAAAAACACTATTTTCGACAAATGCAAATTTATAGTCAAACCTTTTGCTTCCGACAATTTTAATCTTATTCTTGGTATGGATTTTCTTAATAAGGGAGATTTTGCAATTAGTCGAATTAACAATTGTACAACAGTTACAATTCATCGTCCATCTATATCTGCTATAGAATGTCAGAATATAGTTGATGAGAAAGATATTCCGCAATTGATAAAAATGATGCGTAATCTTCCAATTAACACCATTCGCATTGACAACTAGAATGGTTCTGGCTATAATAAAAGTACAATCGCGTATCCAAAATATATGGAGGTATTATATTATGCCAAGACCCAAAGGAAGCAAGAATAAAGCAAAGGTTCTCGATGGCGTCGATTACGCAGCACAGATCGCTGAGAAAAATACTGCCGCAGAATCTCTCGCTGAAGAAATCGCAGCACTCGGCACGAATATTGCCGCGCTGAATGCTGACCGCAAGGCTAAGGAAGTAGAACTGAAGAAAATCAATAAAGAGATTGCAAAGCTCGAAAAGAAAAAGGCTGATGCCGATGAAAAGATTGCGGCAGAGCTGAACCGCAAAAAGGCAGAAGATATTGTTGCCAATGCACTGGCCAGCGGCATGACTGCTGAAGAAATCGCTGAACTTCTGAAATAACTGCTGTGCAGCTATCATAATGAACAAGCCCGACTTCCCTACTACTGGGAGGCCGGGCTTTTGCTATTTTTATAAAGGAGAATTATTATGAAGATTGAAATTGAAGCAAAAGAACTCACTGCCCTTCTTGATTACATTAAAGAACAGAGAAAACCTATTGGAAACGCTGATGATTTGGCGAAAGTAATCAAAGAAAAATTACCTGAAAAGACAAAGAAGCTAATGGAATCAAGTGAACGATTTGTAAAAACTTCTTCGATCAATTCAGGCAATTCAATCAACTGGAAGTGTTAATTTTCGTAGGTTAACACTCCAGCCTTTTCCAAGACAGATAAGATGATGTTATTTGATGCAGCAATTGCGATAGCCACAGATTCTGTCAGAACTTCATCTTGATCCTTATTGCTAAAATCAATAGATTCAATAACATGCTTTATTTCTTTATCTGTTTCCTCAGAAAGAATCTTATTAAACTCTTCTCTAGTCATTGTAACCTCCTCCTTTCTCCTAGTCTCTATTTAAGTCTACCATAAAAAGACAAAAAGTAAAGAGCACCGCAAGCTTAAAAATCACTCTTACAGTTGTTACAATGCCACTGTTTACCGATCTTTCCGCTGGCAGCCCCCACGAGAGACACAGACACGGCGCGGCTCATAGTGCTGATCTTCTCAGTGTTCGTGGACTTGCAGTAGGGACAAGTGACATGCGGATGTTTGACTTCATAGGCAATTTCCATTTCCAACATCTGTCTATCCCTAGCTTGTTTCTCTTGAGCTTTTCTTTTTGCTCGCCATGCTAGTGTTCCAGGATGCTGCTTCTCTGTAAAGAGATCAACGCATTTCCAAAGAAAATCATAATTTGAATATAGGTAACGTTTCTTCACCCCATCTACAGTGTTAACTTCATAGCCTTTCGAGGTTATTTCTTTGTAACATGGGTTAAATTCTGGATTTTCTTTTAAAATTTGATCAACCATGTATGCATAGGTCACAGAACAATAAAAGTCGTTTTTGGCTTTTAATGTTGGATCTTCTTTTAAATATTTGTATTCTGGATGTTTTTCAAGTAACCTTTTCCCTTCCATTGCTATACGGTATTTTGTTATAAATCCGAAGTCTTCACTTCTTTCAACAATTCCTTCAAATGGTATATCTATTTTCATATCACCAAATTTCACTTATATCACCTCATTGACAAATAATTTTATTTGACCATTAAAATTATTATAAGATACGACAATCAATAAGTCAATGATTGATATTGGAAATAATCTTGATGGATCGGTTGAAAAAGCAGTTAAGGCTTCTCAGAATATGGGTAACGCTGGATTTTTGCGCAGAACATTTATGACCCTTGGTGATTTTGCTATCGGAAATGCCAAAAAGGTAAACTTAAAGTCAGCTGGTGCTACAGAAGATGATCCTGCTCTTCAAAAATATGCAGCTCAAATCTCTGTTCTAAATGATAAACAACAAGAAGCTGTATTTGGAATGACCAAATTTAAAAACGGTCAAAAAGAAATTATACAGAACCTCGTTCAGCAGATTGCAGAAGGTGAAAAACTTAGCGGAGTTCTGACTGAACAAACGCTCTTACAAAACGGATTTAGTAAAGCTGCTGTAGAAGGTATGCTTAAAGCCAGCGGGTTACAGGATGCCGAAAAACAGTATGGACTTGCGATAACGTCAGATGCAATCCCTGCGATGGAGAAGTGGATTAACGAAAACGAATCGTTAATTGATATTGAACAGCTTCGGAAACAAGGAATTATAACTGGTACTTCTGGAAATTATCAGTTTGGAGAATCATTTAAAGGGGTTATTGCAAACGTAGAAGCAGATTCCGTTGCAACCATGACGCTAACTGATATTCAGATTGCTTGGAATGCTGTTATGCAAATTGGCAAGCAACTCTTATTGAGTTTAGGTGCGGCTGCATTGGCTTTTGTTGCCACCGAAATTGTAAAATATATTGCAAATCTGAAGAGCCATTCTGAAGAATTAGTGGCAGAGATGGAAGAAGCACATGAAGCTGCAAATACAACTGCCTCTGATATTGATAACATTAAATCAAAAATTGATGACCTTAACAACTCTATTAAAGACGCTGGGGCTGAAAAAATCGAAGATATTGTAGATCCTGCAGAACGTGAACATCTACAGGTAATCAGCGATATGCTTCAGGCACAACTCGAGTTGAAAGAAAAGCTTCAAAAAGGTCAATATAACGCTAATAACGCAACAACAAGTGCCGTTGTTAACGATAAAACAGAAGATAGTATTGTTAATTTCCATCAATCCGAAGACATTGATCCAACATCTGGAAAAATGTTTACATACTCAGAGGCTGATAAAGTCACCAAGACCGAATCTCTCCAGGAGTATACAGCAGCACTCGAAGACACTATTCAAAAGCGTCGTGATCTTCAGATTGAGCTTGACCAAATTGAAGCCTCTAGTGGGAAAGATTCTAAAGAGTATGCAAATAAAAAGAAAGAACTCGATGCTCTGAATGATACTTTTAAATCCCAGAAAACCATGGTTGAAGAGCTTTCCTCTGCCGTGTCTGAGCAGATGAACAATTATAGCACCGACGCTGATAATTTTGATCAGTACAAAGATGAATATGTTGTCGGCACGAACGCAATCACAGATGCTACTAAGGCTCTTGCAGATGCAAACGATGATGTTAAAATAAGTACAACCGCTTATGATATATTGCTGCAGAAAATGCAGGCAACAAAAAATCTTAGTAGCACTCCATATGCCAGTGCTGTGAAAACGCTTAAAGCGTCTGGACTTGAAACTGGTGATGACATTCGTGAACTTTCTGCTGTTCCAGCTAATCAGACAAAAGCTCAAGCAGAAGCTATTAAGGTTTTGGAAAACGCTGCCAAAGACGCTGGTGTTACTCTTGATCAGTTTGTTTCTGCTCTTGAGACAGTAGGACTTGTTACCGTTCGTGATTCAAGTAAGGTGAAATCTTTGTCTGATGCTATGACAACGCTTGATAACATGCAGTCTGCCTATCAATCCTGTGCTCAGGCCGTTAAGGAGTACAATAAGACAGGCTACGTCACGATGGATACGCTACAGTCTCTGTGTCAACTTGAGCCGCAGTATCTGAATATGCTTGATTTGAAGAATGGCAAACTGAAAATCAACACAAAAACCGCTCAATCTTTAACTCAAGCAAATATCCAATTGGCGAAAGCATCCATACTTGCAGATACGTTAAACAATATCAAAGATACCAATAATCTTGCCAAAGCAGAAGCTTTATTGGGCGACGTTACTGCTGTTATTTCTGATGCCGATACCGCTATTGATGCTGCAACTGAAAAATCTGCACAACAAGCGAAAGATAGTGACGGTTAGGCTGGTTACGACAAAGTAAAACGAGCCGGTGATATTTACAAGAAGAATTATCATACACTATCAGGGTTGTTAGACAATTTAGGCAAACAGGACCCAAGTAAAATTTGGGGCAAAGACGACACTTCTAAGTCTACCAAACAGGCAACTTCTGCTATTGATGCATGGTCTACCCTGTCCTCTGCTATGGATGAGTATAACAAGAAGAGTTCTGTCAGCCTGAATACAATGAAGTCTCTGATGGGACTCGAATCAAAATATACTGCATTCCTGAAAAAAGAAGGCAATCAGTTAACGATCAATGCAACAGAATATCGCAATCTGATCCAAAAAGAATTAGCAGCAGCTGCTGCAACCGCCGATACTTCGGATAAGACAAAAGCTAAAGTCTCCCAGTATACCCAGATTCTCAAATATCTTGATGAAAATGCTAAAGATGGTACTATCTCTCTGAATGAATTGCGTGACGCAATCGAAGGAGTTGGTGCTTCTCTTGATAAGGCACAGGAGAAAACTTCTGGCTTGAAATCTGCATTCGGAACTATTCACGACATTCTAAATACTGATAACCCTGCTGGTGCATTGACTAGCGATAACGTAGAATCTGTTATTGATCTGATTCAGGAACATAGCGAGCTTAAAGACATCCTCTATGATGAATCCGGTAATCTCCAGATAAACGAAGAATCCTTGAAAGCTGCGACGATCCAGCTGTTAGAAAACGAAAAGGCTGCGACAAAGAACGTAGCAATTCAAGCTGTTTTACAGAAATCTATTGACGACCTATCAAATGGCGTTATTAGCATTACGGATTTCTTAAAGGGTCTAAATACAGAGCTTGACGACATTGATGCAAAGTTAGATAAATTCCAGAGCGGGTTCTCTGATATCACTGCGATTGTTGAAGAATACAATACATACGGACAATTGACGCAGGACTCTTATCAGAAATTGATTCGCCTTGATCCAAAATATCTGGAATGCTTGCAGAAGGAAGGAAATCAGCTTAAATTCAATGCGGCCGCATACCGTATGCTTTATGCAGAGCAGCTTAATACTCTTGCAATGACCGCAAAAACGTCTACTCAGCGCGATACATACACATCGATGCTGGCAGATATTTTCGGATTTACGCCAGAACAAGTCGATCAGTATAAAGCTTCTATCAGTGAATATAACGATCTGGTGCAGCAATATACTGCAGAGGGCGTTGATCATTATGGCAATGTAAGTAATATCAGCCGCAACAAGATTGATTAGACTCCTGAGAATATGGAGAAATATCGTGATTTTGTTGACGAGACGAATGCAGAAAACCCTAATACTATTGTTGAGGGCGGTTATTCTACGATCCTTGGAACGTCTACTAACATTGATGGTCTCGAAATTGCTTACACTCCAATGCTTCAAACTGACGAAGGACTTATTCCTCTTACTCAAGATCAACTTTGGAACTACTTAGACAAGGTTATTGATGGAGCTTATGAGTCCGATGGTGGATTTAATGCCGATAACCTGCTCAAGATTGATGCAGAAGGTTTCGATCAAGAGATTAACGGTACTGTTGTTCGTGTCCACGGTATGATTGCCGGCGCTGAAGGAATGATCGTTAATGGCGTAAAAACAACCGGCGCTGATATTGCGGCTATTGCTGGTGCCACAGAGGATGAACTCCAAAAAGGCTTTGGTCAAACTAGTTCTTTTGTTGGCAAGGACATGCATACTCTTCAGGCTAATGCTACTGAGGCAAAAAACAGAACCGGAGACTTGGTTTCCATTTTGAACGAGATGGGAATTGACGGCGCTGCTGCTTTACAACTGCTCGAGGATCACTTTGGAGACGTAAATACATCTGCCGAAAAATTTAAATCGCTGCTCTCTGGTATTAGTTCTCTCCTCTCTGACTTCCTTGGAATTTTCGAGAAGCTGAATGATACTAAGTCCAATAACCTCAAGCTCTGGGGCGAGGCCATGACTGAGGAAATCGACAAGCGAATTGATGCTCTGAACGAGGCAAATGATGCTCAGGAGCGTTCTATTGAGCTTGCAAAACTTCAGGACGAATACGAAAAAGCAAAGGCTAACAAAACTGTTCATGTGTATGGCGGTCGTGGCCAAGGCTTTGTTTGGAAAGCTGACGATAATGCAGTACATGAAGCAGAACAGAATCTATCTGATAAACGCCGCGAGTATAAGCTCAAAGATGAAACAGATGCTCTGAATAAACTGAAGGACAAGTACAGTGAGGCAATGAAACTCATTGGTACTGACATTGACGACTACAACAAGAAATTGGAGTATGCCGCTAAAATTCACAATATGTCCTTTGAGGAAATGAGCGATGGTGTTACAAGCTACAAAGACAGCGTTATTGCAAGTCTTGGCGCTGTAAATACCGTTACTGATATCAAGAATACTATTTCTAATATTTCTTCTCTTATTTCTACTTTGGAGACTCTTGCGAATGTCTTGAATTTGCTTGGTGGCGGTTCTGGCAACGGCGGTGGCATTCAGGGCTTGTTCAACCAAATCAAGAACATGTTTACCGGCGAGGGTGGCGACTTTGATCTTGGTGGCGGCTTTAAGAAGATGTTCGATGGCGCGGCTAAAGTCGTTTCCGATGGTTAGAATTGGATTACTGGTAAGAACAGAGCCGGTTCCGCCGCACTGAAAAAAGATACAACTGCGACGCTGGATATCCTTGGAAACACAATAAAGGTGAATACTGGCGATGTTCAACGTATCTCTGGCGGATTCTTCGAGAGATTGGTTGGTTCTGCAAAAGACAATCTTGGTAGCATCGGCAAGTTCTTCTCCAGCGCATGGACATCTATCTCTGAAAAGACCGGATTGATGTTTGGCGACATTGGTTCGTTCTTTACAGAAGGGTTCGGTCTGCTGAACAGTCAGACAGGACTTGGTCTTGGTGGTATTGTTGAAACCGTCGGAAGTATGTTTGGCCCAATTGCGGCTGGCGCACAGTCTATCGGTAGTGCCATCTCGTCTGGCGTTGTAAGCTTCTTCCCTTCTATCTTCGCCGGACTTGGTACTCTGGTGACGAGCGTTGGCAGTGCTATGGCCGCTATGATGCAAGCGATTGCTGCCGCTCTTTCTTCCATTCCTATTGCTGGTTGGATTGCTGCCGCTGCAGCTGTTGCAGGTGCAGTTGCTCTGATTGCTACGATTGCTTCAATTGCAAGTAATGTTTCCAGTACACAGGTTGATGAACCTACTCCTGCATTCCAAGCAAAGAAATATGCAAAGGGTACTCGTGGCGTTAAGAAGGGCCAGATTGCAAACGTTGACGAAAAGGGTGAAGAGCTGATTGTTCGTAACCCCGATCAGGGACGCATGACCTATCTTGAAAAGGGTGACGGTGTTATTCCTGCAAAGGAAACCGATAACCGCATGGATATCAGAGAATACATATATACAGTTCATTCGGACCACAAAAAATATGCTCCTTGTAAAATAAAAATTGATACTGGAGAAATAATTTATACAGATGGAGAAAATTAACATATAATGTGCCTAATGATATGATGAGGTGTAATTACGCTGTAACCGTCAAAGCTGAGGGCGGCG